TTCTGGTAATTTTTATGGCCACCGTAAGGTCGGACGTAATCATTCCTGAGGTCTTTACGCCGTACTTGATTGAGCAAACAACTCAGCGTGACGCCTTCTTGGCAAGCGGTGTGGTTCAACCAATGGCTGAGCTTAATGCGACTGAAGGTGGTGATTTCGTAAATGTTCCCTTCTGGAAAGCAAACCTTTCAGGAGATTTTGAGGTATTAAGTGACAGCAGTTCACTAACACCCGGAAAGATTCAAGCTGACAAGCAGATTTCTGTGATTCTTCATAGAGGTCGTGCTTGGGAAGCAAGAGACTTAGCTGCTTTAGCTGCTGGCTCTGATCCAATGGCTGCGATTGGTGCCAAAGTTGGTGCTTATATTGCCAACCAAAGACAAAAAGATTTGCTTTCATGTCTTTCTGGTGTTTTTGGTTCAATTAATGCAAATGACAGCAATTCTGCTTTATTTGCTAATTGTATTGATTCAGAGAGTGGCGATACTCCTACAGGCTTAAGTCCTAAGCATGTAGCAAAAGCCAAATCAATCCTTGGAGATGCTGGCGATCAGCTTACTGCTGTTGCTATGCACTCAAAGGTTTACTACGACTTGGTCGAACGTAAGCTTGTTGATTATGTCGTAGCTGCTGATACCAACGCTGGTGCAACTGCATCTGGTGGATCAATCGTTTCTGCTTATGGTAGTAATGGTGCTGTTCCTACCTATTGCGGTTTAAGAGTTATCGTTTCTGACGATGTAGCCAAGACAGGAACTGGAGCAACTACTGAGTATTCAACTTACTTCTTTACTGCTGGAGCTATAGCTTCTGGAGAGCAAGCAGGTTTAACAACTGAGACAGATAGAGACATCCTTGCAAAATCTGATGCAATGGCTGTTGATCTCCATTACACATATCATCCTGTTGGTACTAAGTGGGCTGTTACAACAACAAACCCAACTCGTGCTCAGCTTGAAACCGTAGGCAACTGGTCGAAGGTCTACGAGCAAAAGAACATTGGAATCGTTAGAGCAACTAACGTTTCTGCTCAGGATTAGAGGTAACTAATTATGCCTTCTCAATTTGAAGTAACTGCAGGTAAAGCCGTTGGTCCTACGACTGGTGGAACTGTTACCCAAGCAACAAGTAAAGCAACTGGTGTGACTCTAAATACAGAGTCAGGTCAGATCACAATGAACGGTGCAGCGTTAGCAGATGCGGCTGAAGTCACTTTTACTGTGACTAATGACCGTGTAACTGCTACTGACGTTATTGCTGTAAACCACGGTTCCGGTGGAACTGCTGGTGCTTATTGGATATGCGTCTCGACAGTCGCAGCAGGTTCATTCAAGATTTCAATGGGGAACCTTTCAGGAGGTTCTTTAAGTGAAGCAGTTGTCTTGAACTTTGTTGTTCTTAAAGGCGCTTCTAGTTAATGGGAATGTTCGCATTTAGGCGAGCAAGGGAACGTGAGGCGGCTGCTATTGCAGTTGCCTCACCTCCTTTTGAAGCTCCTGTGGCAAAACGTAAACGCAACAAAAAACCAAAGCCAAAAACTTATGGCAATCTCGATAGTAACAACAGTGGGGTCGGCGACAGCAAACAGTTATCTGAGTCTGGTTGATGCTCAATCCTTAATTGATGGATTAATTGAAGACGATGATGTAACTGCTTGGGCTTCAGCTACAACTGATCAAAAAAACAGGGCTTTATATACTTCTGCTCAGCGTATTGATCGGGAGAGATTTTTAGGTGCAAGAGCTACAGATACACAATCAATGCAATGGCCTAGAACTGGAGTAAGAAAACCTGATACTTATATCAATACTTATGCAACTGGTTTTCCTTTCCGTATAACAACTGATTACTTCACAGATACAGAAATACCAGACCAATTAAAAAAAGCACAAGCGGTATTAGCTGCTTATTTAAACAATAATAAAGATGGTCTTGGACTTAGCGGATTAGAAGACTATAAAAACGTAAAGATTGGATCCTTGGAGGCAACTCCTAATTTTTACGGTGCTGTTGGAGCTGATCGTGTTCCACCAATGTTTGAAAGATACTTCACAGGCATTAGAATTAGTGGACCAAGTAACATCGCTGTAAAAAGAAGCTAATGGGAATTACTTATCCTGCTGCAATCATTATCACAGACACAAGCACTCATACGGGAAGGTTTGGGAAAATCACCTGTCTAACAGATTCAACTGTTACTTTAGTTTCTCCTAATGTGACAAAAAATGGTTCTTCAACCGTTTCTGGAATTGAGTTAAAAGCAAGTACTGAGATTGAAGGAGTCTTCACCAGTATTACCCAAACAAGTGCAGGATCACTTATTGCTTATCGTATCTAATGAGTCTTGCTTCTTCTTTAAAAAAAGCAGCATCTAAGAGTTTAAAGGCTCTTGGCGGTTCTGTAACGATTAGAAAAGTAACGAATGGAACTTACAACACAGAAACAGGTTTGATGGGTGCAAGCACATCAGACACTATTGTTAATGGCGCTTTATCTAATGTTAGTAATTCTGAGGTTAATGATTTAATTCAGGCAAAAGATAAAGTTTGTGTTATTTCAGCAGGTGATTTGGATTATGTGCCAACACCTAAAGATCGTGTTGTGATTAGTTCAGTTGTTTATCAGATTGTGCGGATCAACACCGAGGAACAAAATAATATTCCAATTAGTTTTACTTTGTTCTTAAGGTCTTAATGACTAAAAAAATAAAGTTAAATGAAATTGACAATGTAATGGCAGAATCCGTGCAAAAGTTAGTCAGAGTAACAACTCTGGAATGGTCGGCAAGAGTGCTAAAAGCAACTCCAGTTGACACTGGACGATTGAGAATGGCATGGCAAACAGACATTTCAAAGCCATATATAGGAACAATTTCAAACAATGTGGAATATGCAGAGCCAGTTGCTTATGGTCAGAATTTGCCGCCTTCATGGGGAGGAGAATATAGAACAAGACAAGGAACAGTAAAAGGTTATCCAGAAATTATTGGAAAAGAATTAGAGATCTGGGCTAAAAGAGAATATGAAAAACTAAAGAGGAGTATCTAATGGCATCAGTTGACCTAAACACAATCAGATCGACAATTGAAGCAAGATTGAGAACAGAATTATCAAGTGCACCTCTTGTTCCTGTTATTTTTAATAATATTGCTTATAACTCAACAGGCGTTAAATCATTTGTGCAATGTCAAATTAGTTTTGGTGCCAGTGCTTATTTAAGTCAATCAAATGATTCTCATAATTCTGTTTTTGGTTTAATTTTGTTAAATACTTACACTCCATTAGCGATAGGGGCAGGTGCAAATTTAACCATTGCAAAAAGGATAAGAGATTTATACAACCGTCAAACAGTTTCCAGTGTAATTTTTGATGCACCGATTGGACCTGAAACATTAACGGGCGGACCTGATGGTTTTTATCAAACACAGATTAGAATAACTTTTGAGATATTTGAAAATCTTTAATTATGGAATTTACGGAAGAAATGCTAGATGCAATCGAAGCTGTAAAGGGTCGTAGAGATCCAGATTATTGGGACCCTCGTTGTAGGAGATACATGGAAAAAAACAAAACAGAGACTAAAAATGTAAAAGATACTAAAAAAGAGTAATATACCTGTAACAACTTTTTTTTATTCTCATGGCCGCTATTAAAGGTGATGTTGGTAAAATCATGTTTGAAAATGCTGGCGGTACTGAGGCCGATGTTGCAGCAACTAGATCATGGTCTTTATCCGTTACTAAAGATACTCACGAAACAACAAAGCAAGGCGATACATCTAAAACATTTATCGGCGGATTAATTTCTGGTGAGGGTTCAGCAGAGCTTTTGTATGATCCAGCAGAAAGTGGTGCAGGTTATTCAACTTTTATTGATGATGTTTTCACAACAGGTGATGCAGGGGACGCATTGTTTGAATTGTTCCCTGATTCTGCAACATCAGCAAAAAAGATTGGTTTTGCTGGCATTATTACAGGTGCTGAATACGGAGCAACGCTTGGAGAAACTCAAGTTATCAACATTTCATTTATCACTACTGGTGCTATCACCTCTGCTATTTAATACTATTAAATAAAGTATTCCTAATTTATGTCAGCCAAAAGAACAGTAAATCTAATCACTGAGGCTTTCAGTGATGAAATGTCTACTCGTCGTAAATATGAGCTAAAAAATAGGAACGGTGAAACAATTATTGATTTGTATTTTCCTCCTTTAACAAGGCACGATAGGCAACGGGCGCAAGCATCAGCAGGAACAGACGAAGCTTTAACCGTATCAACTCAATTACTTTGCCAGATGGCAGAGTTAGAAAATGGAACAAAAGCTTTTGCAATGGCAGACGCACCAAATTTGCAAAGAGAATTACCAGAGAATGTATTAAATGAAATTGAGTTATTTTTGTTTGATGTTCAGATTGATTTAGATACAGCAAAAAAAAGTTAAAGGGGAATAGCTGGCTAAGATTCGAGTTTTTCCTAGCAACAGAATTAGGCCAAACAGTTAGTGTCTTAAGGTCATCAATGACTGAAGAGGAGTTTATTTATTTTGCTGCTTATTACGAGATAAAAGCGGAGGAAGAAAGAAAGGCAGCTAATCGAAGCAAAAGGAGCTTATGAGGTTAAACTATATAAAAAGGTTTGGGTAAGTAGTGGCTCAGTCAAATGTAAAACTTACGGTTGACGGCTCACAGGCAACAAGAGCATTAGGTCAGGTTCAAAGAAAAACACAAGCATTAACTGGTTCTGTTAATACATTAAGGAACGCATTTTTAGGAATTGGAGCAGCCGCAGTTGTTAGGCAAACCGTTAAACAAGCAACAAGTTTTGAAAAATTAAATGTTAGGCTCAAACTTTTAACACAAGCTTCTGGTACGTATGCAGGTTCTTTGGATCTTGTAACAGAAGCACAAAAGAAATTTAATTTAAGCGGAACTGAGGCATTAGAAGGAATTACAAATATTACGGCACGTTTAGCACCTTTAGGGGTTTCATTAGATGATATAAAAACAACATTTTTTGGTTTTAATACCGCTGCATTATTGGCAGGTGCTTCAGCTCAAGAGTCATCTAATGCGTTTAGGCAGTTAGCACAAGCACTTGGTTCTGGTCGTTTACAAGGTGATGAATTTAGATCTTTAGCGGAACAAGTGCCAACTCTTCTTGCACCAATAGCTGCTGAGTTAGGAACAACAGTTGGAGGACTTAAAAAATTTGCAAGTGAAGGTAAATTAACTTCTGCTGTTGTTATAAGAGCATTAAAAAAAATAGAAAAAGATGGTGGAAACAGTTTAAAAAAATTAATAGAAAATGATCCAACGGCTGTATTTAAAAGCCTTCAAAATCAAACAGAGGAATTATCAATAGCGGTAGGTAATGTCCTTACTCCTGCGGCATTAAAAGGAGCAAGAGCATTAACAAAGTTAATTGAATCAGCTACGGATTTAGCGGAATCACCTTTAGGAAAAACAATTGCAATTTTTAGTGGCATTGCTTTAGCTTTAAAAGGTTTAGCAACTATTATTCCAATAGTAACGGCTGGTATTACTCTTTTAAAAGTTCAATTTGCTTCTGCGGCTTCTGCTGCAATAATTGCTGCTAATTCTAATGCGTTTTATGCGGCTTCAAACGCAACAGTTGGAATATCTGCTTTAAAAGCTGCGGCTGCTGTTAATACTTTAAAAATTGCATTAATAAAAACAGGAGTTGGGGCTTTAGTAGTTGCATTAGGTATTTTAGTAACTCATTTAATAGGAGCTTCAGAAGAAACAAAAAAATTAAATGATGAAGCTAAATCTTTTAATGATAATTTAAAAGGAATAGGAGATGAGGCCAAAAGAACAACTGTTGAATTAGAAAAAGAGGCAATTGCTACTAAAAAACTTGCATTAGCACAAGCTCAGTCAAGTAAAGCTGTAGGAAATGCAAAGAGAGGTAAACAAAGACTGATAACAGAGTTAAAAGATGAAATTGCATTAATGGAAAAACAGTTAAAAATAACAAAAGGAGATCAAGATAGAAGTACACAATTAAACAAAGACAAAAAATTTAATGAATTTATTACAAGTAATTTAAAAGAACAAACAGTGCTCAAGGCTTTATTAGGAGGAAAAACACAAGAAGAAATAGAATTGCAAGAAAAGATAAGAGATATAAAAGAAAACTTTGAAACACAAGATGCAAATGAATTAATAAGACAATTAAAGAAAACTGAATCATTAAAAAATCAACTCAAGGTAATGCAAGACCAAAATACGGCAGCAGAAAAATTAGACAAACAATTCAAAAAAGCAGGAGAAACAATTACTGAAAGTCTTGCTGATGGTATAAAAGATGTAATAAAAGGAACTGAGTCTTTAGGCGAAATGCTTGGAAATATTGCTAATCAAGTTAGTGACATACTTTTGGATATAGGGATAAAAGCAGGCCTTTCAGCTATGGGTTTGCCCGTGCCAGGTTTTGCTGCAGGAGGTAGGCCACCTGTTGGCAAACCTGCCATTGTTGGTGAACGTGGCCCTGAACTTTTTATTCCTAGTCAGGCGGGAACAATTATCCCAAACAATCAACTTGGTGGAGGAAGTTCAACAAGTGTCGTTGTTAATGTAGATGCTTCTGGTTCGTCAGTTGAAGGCGATGCAGGGCAAGCTGAACAACTTGGAAGTATGCTAGGAGCAGCAGTTCAAGCTGAAATTGCTAGACAACAAAGACCTGGAGGGCTTTTAGCAGCTAGATAATGGCAACATTTCCTTCAATCACTCCTTCTTATGGAGCAAACCAAAAAAATAATCCTAAAACCCGTGTTAGTAGCATGGGAGATGGATATGAGATCAGAGTAAACGTAGGACTTAATCAAAATCCAAAACAATGGAGGTTACGTTGGCAAAATATTAGTGAAACCGATGCAGATACAATTTCTACGTTCTTAGATAACAGAGCTTCAGACGGGGCAAACTTCGATTGGACCCCTCCTGACACTACAACTTCTTATAAATGGGTGTGCGATAGTTGGACAAAATCAATACCTTACCTAAATCGAGCTACTATAAGTGCAACATTTAGACAGGTTTTTGAAGCATGAGTACCATTGTCACTAGAGCTGGCAAAGGCTCACCATTAACTCATACAGAAGTTGATGCTAATTTTACAAATTTAAACACTGATAAAGCTGGTTATATTACTGGTGAAGGTGGAGCTGTAACGCAAGCTACTTCGAAATCGACTGCGGTTACTTTAAGTAAAAAGTGTGGAACGGTCACAATGAACAATGCTGCTTTAGCGGCTGATGCTATTGTTTCTT